AACTTTTAGATCGCTGGCATTATAATTTGTGACAGTAGAACTTACAAGACTCTCAAGTTCTTCCTTACTGCTTGTTGTAGCGTTGGAATCATATTTGAAAGTAATATTGAGTATAAGGTTTAGTGGCGATGGGTCTACAACCACAGGAGAAATTGACGCAACAGTATATGGAGCTAAGTCCGTAATAAGTTGTGCCTTTTGAACTTCATTCAGATTTAAGCCAGTTGTCGATTTCACACTAATGAAAACTTTACCATACTCTGCAACATCTGACACACCAGTAGAGGAATTAAAGGAACCATTTTCTCCACCCCAAACAGAAACCGTCTGAGTGTTTGCAAAGAGTTGTTTGACATAAGTTTTGTAATCTTCTGTTGTGACACATCTACCCTGTGACGCATAGTCTAGGGGAGCGTTATACTTAATCGACTGAATTGTTTCTGGTTCAGAACCACCAACTGAAGAAGACACCGTGGCCACATTGACACTGTTAACAGTGTCAATTGCAGCAGAATTGTTAAATGTGGAAGCGCCATTGGCAACACCTTTGTTTGTGACAACGTAGTTTAATATGATAATATTTCCGTCTTCTACAGCACTACCCAAAATGTCATCACCAAAATATATCTCAAACTTTCCATCCTCAACCTCTTGCAGAAAGTAAACATTTGAAGTTGAAGTCAGAGCAGCAATATCTGTCGCCAAAGTATACGTCGCCGTGACACTATCGGACGAAGAATTTTGAACCTTTACTGTAAGGGTTGTTGTATCTGCTCGACTATCGTTGATAAGGAATCTCTGCTCAACATTCTGGGTATCAGTTGTGTATCTAGTTGAAACATAACTTCCTTCATATATACTTAAATTATTAAATGGAATCACAGAGCCGATATTTGCAGCGGTTACTGACTGTATAGTGACAAACTGATAAGACTCATCACCAACGCTGGCAGTGAACACCGTACCCGCTGGTATTGTTGCATTTGCAAGGGTTGTGTTTAAATAAACATTCAGGACCGCCGTGGATGCCCTTGCAGATCGAGTGGAGTAACCCAATGTCTTTGCATGGGAGACAACACTCGACCGCAGCTGCGAAGAATCAAGGAACATCTCATTTGCCAGCATATTCGCATTGAAACCAAGATAGTGAGTATTGTATGCGAGAACATCAAGAAGAGCACTTAGACCAGAACCTTCGAAATCATAGTCCTTAAACTCAGTTTGATTTCGCATGAAAACTTTCAGGTTATCCTTTACCTCATCAAAGTCAAACTCTGTTACACTAAGTCTTTTTGTTGTTGCCATTATCGTACTCTCTCTAATAGAACTTCCATACTGACAAGTTCTGTGGGTGCATTAACAACATAAAACTCAATAGTAACTTCATATGCGTTGTTATCAAGGTTAGGAGTAGCTCTTACTCCAATAAGACGAGCTCGGGGTTCAAAACTTACAATCACCTCTTCAATTTTCATAGTTAGAACATATGCCGTAATTGGCGTCATAGGTTCGAACAGAACGCCTCTTACACCAGAACCAATCTCTGGATGAAAGGGTTTCTCATAAGGGTTGGTTAGTATCAGGTTTCTTACAGACCTCTTGACTGCTGTAACGTCAATAACTTTGCTGATATCTTTTGAACCCGTTTTCGGCCAGAAGAATAAATCTATGTCAGAATATATCTGTGCAGCGCGATAAATACCTTTTTCCGTACCATCGTAATATGCATCTTTCCACATATCTATTCCTTTTTACTATTATTTATACACTCTCTGATGTATTATGTTTCATCATATAAGGATTATTAAAATTCCAAATGTCCTTTGCGTTAACACGAATGAATTGTTTGTTTGTCTCATTCGTGTTTGGGTTAGGAATAGTCACCATGACATTCTTACCCCTCTTAAATGCAGCAATCTGATTGTTGATTCTTTCACTTTGGTTGTTATCAAGATATTCTCTACGCCGGGCCTTGGTTACGTCCTTACGAACATTATTGCGTTCACCTTTAGAGGATGTTGCATCCCTCGATTTTTTCTTTGCCATAATATAACTCCTTTATATGTGTTTGTATTTATGTCCTCATTTTTAACGCCGGCGCCGGTGTACGTTTATTGAACGTCCAAATGGTATTTGCGCTAACACGAATGGCGTGCCATTCATGAATTATTGCGCCGTCTCATCGAAATCCTCGGGATTTTTTTGCCGCCATCTTCTGTGTGCATTGTCATAGGCCATGAGCGGAGTTGTGCCAAGCGACAAGTGTTTTTGGCCAAATTCGTCGGGCACACCGATCTGCACCATTCTCATGCCTGATGAATGTCCCTTTTCGAATATGATCTTGTGTTTGCCAATGCGAAATTTCGCGCCAACCCTATCAGCTTCTCTTTGTAAGTCAACCTCTGTAGTGGTTGGTTTTCGATCTTCGGCTGATTTAATCTTTTTTATCTCTGCCGGGGGTGTCGCCTTCGGCGGCGGCGGCCGCTTTGCTGGCTCCGGTGCGTCCACGGTTGGAGCCGGCAATACCGTCGCCACTGTGGGTTGTGCGGTCGGCGGGATTGGTTTTTCCGGCGTTGAGGCTGGCACCGGAGTGTTCTTTTTTGGAGGTGCTTTTGAGGGAACAAAATCAGGATCATATCTTTCCATATATGAATAGGTTAATGAAACACACATTCCTTTGTATTCGGAATTTAATTTTGCGTCACTCAATCTACGAGTGTTACTGCGGCTGCTGCCCGAAAGAATTCCTCCAGCATACGGTAGAACTCCCGATACTACAAATATGTCTGGGTCAGAAGTAAAAACAGTGCCACCTGATGATATGTTGCCCGGATGATTAGAAAGTTTAACTGGCGGGAAAAAGTTAAATTGATTTCCAAAAGCAGACCAATTAGTCCCCTGACCAATCCCAGTAGTAGAATGATCACCAATAGCGATAAGTACATCAGCGTGACGACCATATTGATTTCTATAATAAAATCCTTTATTTGCGTCAGTGCTTTCGATATTTGGGTCTAATCCAAATATACTACGTTGTTGTCTGTTCCAATATCCCTTACTAACACCTGCGCCGGTATGAAACAGTAGTCGTTTAATTCTAACAGGTTTGTGTTTAAGTATTACATATGTTTTGGCATCTACCTCCACTTCTATATCTTGCCCGTCGCCGTCAACATCATTGCGAGTAGTGGCGGCTTCTTGAACAACATCACCAACGGAAAATGTTTCAGTGATTGTTGATTTTTTATATGCATATCCATCGCCCTGTGATGCAGGTGCATAATTTGTCCTCTCACCCAGAGACCCCGGCGCCAAGGCAATACTAGTGGGCGCACCTCCACCAAGAGATACTGTTTTAAATACATTAGGTAGTGCTGTATGAAATGCAGGAGTGTCCTGTGTTGGTGGTGCAGGACTTGTAAAAAAAGATGTCAGCTTGTTCTGCAAAGCAGCATACTGTGTCTCTACTCCAATATTTTGGTTCGCCACAGATGAAGCTTCAGTTACGGCCGGGACAGCTGCTTGTTTTGGTGCAATAGGTTTTTGATCTGCTGGTTCAGTACTCCCCGACTCTTTCTCAAGATTGGGAACAAGCGCACAAATCTTATCACCACCTGATATTGCAGCAGTCGCACTACTAACAAGACCGTCTAGCTCTAAACCAGAAGATTTTAAGTCATCACCAAATTCTGTTTTAATTTTTGCAAGAGATTGAATAAAGGCCGGACTGCCGGGCGGAGTAGAAATAAGGCCGGCAATCTCTGATTGCAAGTTTAGTTTAGGAAGAGTCGGTATCTCAATAGATTGTAATTTATCAGTCAATGCTTTGAGTTCGTTTTGCGCCTCGCCAAATGCAGCTGAAGCTTCACTAGCAATAGAATCTATAGCGTCTGTTATTTCTGTCTTGGCAGCATCGAGTTTTCCTAGAACATCATTCAGTTCTGGACTTGCGCCGCAGAGATTTGCGTTATTAAAATCAACCATCTGTTTTTACCTTAATCCCCAACAAATACATTCGGTGAACCACCAGCAGTGATAGGCGCACAATGTGGCGGTATAGGACATATAGAATCAGCAGCTGCGCCATCTGGGGTATTATTTACAACCAGTATACCATGACAATACATGTGGTTCGATCCCGCGGCCAAGGCTCCGGCGCCATGACTGTTTGGATCGCCATCTACTGAAACGAGTAAATCGTTTGCAAACACCGTAGTGTTTCCCGACACCACCGTAGTTGCGCCGCAAACTCTCGCATCGCTATGTCTATGTATTGCAGCCATTTCGTTTTCCTATTCTGGGTTAATGTCAACCTTATTCGTAGCAGTTGGTGAACCGCCGCCAGACTTGATTGTGTATACTGTACCAGCTGTTGGACTGATAAATGTGGTTGCTGTTTCAACTATACTTGCTTCTGAATTAATACTCATATTAGATACAGATTTTATATTTAATGTGTCGCCAGACTTTATAGACAGCTTGCCAGTTTGGACAAACAGCGCGGGGGTGATACCACTCTTCGTCTTTCGTTTTGATCGTCCGATAGTTGACATCGACAGATTATCCATTACACTCAGCATGTAGTCAGAACTAGAAGATATGAAAATACCCGCCGCAGTTGGGTTTGATTCCATCTCCTTCCCTTCCACAGCCATAGTAAACTGTCCACCAATGATTTCCCACTTGGATTTCTCAGAAGTAATGACCACATCACCACCGATACGGCCATTGACAGCATCGTTGATATTGAACGCATGGTTCCCAACAATCTCTTCCTCGCGGTTACCGCCGGGGCCTCTTTTGTGATCTTTATTAGCAGCACCCACCTTGACACGATGGTTCTTGTGTATCTTTTGAAAGAAGTCTCCTTCTATCTCCTGTATGTAGTCACCCTTGATGAGTTCTCTTACAGAACCCTCAACCGTTATATTTCGGTTTCCCTTAATGACAATGTTCTCGGAATTAACCACAATCTCAAAATTATTACCCATAATCTTTGTGACTACACTTCCGTCTGGATGTATCTCTTCAAATGTTCCAGACATATGCTGACGAAACAATCGTTCTGCACCGGGACTGTCATCTACTTCCGTAATGTGGCCAGACTCAGACTCAAATACATGGTTGTAAGGATAGACGCCAGAGATGTACGGGTCTGCATCCGGCGCAATTCCTTTAGGTTCAGGTTCTTCCCAATATTCTCTTTCCTCTGCCACTGATTCATCAGAGACGGTTCCAAGATTTGGTTTGGTTGCAAGCGGAATGCCGCCCGCAACACCTTCATCATCATCAGCATCAGCAGGGTCGCCGTAATATCGTAATGCCCTACGATTAATAAGTGATTGATGATCTTCTGATGATATACCTCTAGCTAAACGATTGGTATCTGGTTCTCCAATATCATGACCACTGTGTGGTATCTCGCCGGGGTAAGGACCATACTTCGGATTACCTTTATATAAATTTTCAACAGCGCCGGCTCCCCTTGGATCATTAAATCCCGATGCTGGATTAGATTCTGATGCTGGAATACCCGGTAATGAGCCCATGATGACAGGTTGTTGTGATTCAGTATCTCTAAAGAAACCAACAACCCACGAACCTTGCGTCAGAAACGAAGGTGTGTGGCCTAATCCCTGCATAGAAGGATCAGTCACGGGGTGCATCACATGCGCCCACGGCAGATCACTAGTCTTAACCTTAGTTAAGTCCTCACTGTGCCGCCCAAGTACACGAACACGAACCCTACCCAAATGAGCAGGGTCATTCCTGTCTTCAACTACACCAACGAACCAACTAAAACCATCTTTACCCATGAAATCTTGCATGGAACTATT